GTGAGCTCTTGTTATCATATATGTCAATTGTTTTATTATATTATTTTGGCAGGGATTGCACCTGAATTTACATTATTACTCGTTTTTAACGAGTAAATCAAGACTATGTTGTAACCTCTCTAGGCTTAGATTCTAAGGCTGAAAGGACTACATGGAGTCTATTTGCAGTGGCCGCAGTCACCTTTAATATTTCACTTTCTTCTAATACTAAAGGGGCTGATAATAGTTCTGTTGTGCCATTTGCTGATATGGACTTTGTTCTAAAAAGACTAAATACATTATCACTAGTGTCAGTAATAGTTACTGTTATAGTATCAGCATTTCCAGAGTCTTCTGATACCAATATAGATTTAATTACAGCTGTTGTAGCTGATGGCACAGTGTATAAAGTAGTTGCACTCGTGCTAGTTAAATCGACTTTTTTATTAACAAATGAATTAGCCAAAGAAAAAAGCCTCCACCTCTGATTCGTCTTTTAAATCTTGTTGATAAGTAGTGTTTAATTTTTGCACTATACTATCTATATCTCTTACAAAAGACTGTTGAGTTTGTTGATCGTATTCTACGTTTGGTTGCGTTAGTGATTGTACTATTCTTGCCATTATCTTCTTCCATCCGGTTGATAATCAATTCTAAATGTACCTAGTTTCCAAAACTGACTTGTACTAGTGTTATCTATCTTTAATGATATTGATCTAGCTCTTGCTCGTGTATCAATTTTTTGTGTACCACTTGTTACCGTAAACGGACCAAGCGTTGAACTAGCTGCTGTATCATTTGGAAAATCTCTTAAGTTTAATGTTATTCTCGCGTCTCCCGTTTGTGATAAAAAGTCAGGTATAACTCTTCTTATTTTCATCATAAACTCACCATCACCTTGTAGTCCTTGTTGACCAATGTCAAAATCTCCAGATTCAATTGATGCAGTGATTGCAGTTGTTGCACCTTCTTTAACTTGATTTAATCCTGTTTCGTGTTCATAATAAGTTGATGTACCATCACTGTTACCAAAAATATAATTAACATCTGTTGTAGCAGTTGTGCCATCTGAATCATATTCTGTTGCATGCGGTTTACCAAATACAGCTGAATCTTGCCACGCGCTCCTTGCTAATGTGCCTGTCGTCCACACAGGTCTTTGTGGAGTTGAGTCTAAATAGTTATAAGCTACAACTCTATTAACTGTGTCTGATCCAGAATTTGGATAAAACCACATAACTTCTCCGAACAAGTTATTTAGTCCTGCATTAATATGTTGTTTAGGAATTGTATTAATATCATCATAAACAAAGTCTTCAACTAAACATGGTAATGATTCTAGTTTACCCGTGTATCTAAAAAAACCATTTTCTGACATCCAGTAAGCTGTACCATCAACCTCTACTGCTGCGTTCTGTCCAATTAACCCACAGTTTGTACCTACTTGTTGGAATGAAAATGTAAATGGTGGGCCAACAAATCTCATAATAAACAATGCAGTATCCGTCCAAATGTAGATTGCATCTCTACCTCTAATAGCTCCTACAATTTTTGACCCATCTGCAAGTCTTTGTGTACCTGCAGTATTGGTTGCTGATGGTGTATATGTATTAATATCTTCTTGAGAAGAAAATCTTATAAACATTTCATCTTGTGTAGAAGATGTACCAACAGTTGTTTCTGTACCAAAAAATATTAAGTGTCTATCTGGAGTTGATACTAAACTAAATGCTGACGCTGTTGGAGCATTAGTTATAATTGTTGCTCTTGTATCTGTAGCACCTGTTGGATTTGAATTCCATTCAAAACTTTCACCTCCATTAATCGTTGCAATAAGTTTATTACCTAAATTATCTAATGACCATAAACCTGGTGCTGTTACAATATCTCCTGATGCTGCAGCGTTCCATGCAAAATAATTAGATGCATCGGTTACAGTATCCCCACTTGAGTGTGATGCAGCAGTTGTACCACTAGCACCTCTTGTTAATCCTGATAATGTTCCACCACTATTAGCTGTGTATGTAATTAATTCGTTATCTATAATAACAGTTCCTGATGATGCAAAAGAAGTTGAACTTGCCATAGTTAAACTTGTAGCAGTTGTATTGATGCCTGCAGATAATGTTGATGTAAACTGTCCTTGTTTTACACCACCCCATGATCCAAGTCCCCAACCAGTAGATGCAACCTCGACTGCTGGTCCAACTGGATAATAGTGCCTAACTCTAATACCACCAGATGTTGATGCACCTGATCCTGATTCATTTGAACCAACGTTAATAGTAAGTGTAGTATCTGTTGGAATACTAGTTACCATAAATTTATTATCGTTAAAGTTTGATGAGTTAAAATTAGAATTAGTTATAGATGTAAAATTATCTAATAGTATAATGTCATATTGATTTATATTATGAGCAGACGAAAATGTTAAAGTTACAACTGCTGATCCATTAGTTGTAGAAAAAGCGCTTGTTAATGTTGTAGTTGCTTTAATTGGATGTATGTCATAAAATATACCACCAGAGTATGCGTATAAAATTCTATTTGTACCTAATGCTGCATACTTAATACCTGATGTATTTACAAAATGATGAATAGCTGTATTACGACCAGTAATATCAACAGAGCCTAATTGTGCCCAACCACCTATTTTTTCAGGGCTACCATATCTAAAACGAACATTGTCTCCTGAAACCCATTGGCTCTCGCCGCCTGTTGATGTGACTTGTTTATTAAAACCTGGTGCAAATTTTACTTTTTGTAACATATAACTCCATATATTATATATTCCTTATTGGTGGAATACCTAACATCGGCCTTTTGTCGAACCTATTCTTTTCAGCAAAAGGACCATTTACATGGTTATAATGAAGAAATACTTGAGCGCAAGTATTACCTTCTAAGGGTTCTCTCCAATGCTCTAATTCGCATCCACTATATACCAGCATATCTCCAACATCAAGTAAGACTTCAGTGCCTTTTGGAGCGTTGGGTTTGTGTATATTTTTATACTCATCTATTATATTATCAGCACCTGTGCCGTCTATGAATATAGGCCAAGGATCGCCACCTAAATGAATGGTTGTAGATATCTCACAACTAGGTCTATCTTTATGTCTTTTTAATATGTCCCCATGTTTATATATTCTAGCGTATGAGTAGGTAGGTATTAATTCTAATCCTGTTTCTTGTTGCATTTTAGGTAATACTTTCATTAATAATGTTTCCATAACAGGGTCGGCATAATGAGAGTAAGTGTTAGGAACTTGTTTATCTGTCCATGTTCCAAGCAAGCCTGTATCGTACGTAATATTATTATCGTACATAAATTTAACTGCATCACGTTTAAGTAAAAAATAGTTAAAAATAAAGTTGGCTAGTTCATAACTAACTGCATTTTTTATTACTTGATATTTATTAAAAATCATATAAAATTAAAAGATACAGATATTCTTATATCATTACTTTGATTAGGCTCTACTTTATGCCATAACCATGAAGGAAACATTATAAGTCTTCCAGGGAGTGGTTTATAATAAGTTTCTCGCCACAACTCTCTAGGTAATTTTCCTTTTTTTCTATTAGGCATTACTTGCTGTACTCCAGGTCTTGGATCCATTAAAGATAGTCTTCCAGAATTAGGTTGTGCTTTTACATAATAAGCACCAGAAAATAATGAGTTAGGGTGTATGTGGCTATTGTTATATCCACCCTGATAATTAATATTAGCCCACATATTACCTAGTCTAGGCTGTATATCTAAATGTTCTTCTTCAATTATTTCATTTTGCATTTGAAATAATTCTTGAATTAAAGGTTCATATTCTTTTTTATGATTCATGTCAGTTTGTGAATGCCAACCATTTACATTAGTTTTACTTACACCTTTATCTTGATTACTCCATTCAACAATATGTTTTTCTAAATATGAATTTAACTCATTGGCATTAGGTAAATCTTTAATGTAAATAATAGTTGGAAAAAAATATTCTTTAATCATTTAAAAGGTTCTCCTCCAAACCACATAACAAGTGATTGTCTAACTCCTCTTGTTACAGGAGCTACTCTGTGATTTATAAATGATGCAAATATAATTGCATGACCTTGTTTAAGTTTAGCTCTTTTACCAGGAGCCATTAATTCTAAATCTCCTCCTTCAAATTGATTTTCAGGAGACAATAGCACTGTCATAGATATTTTTCGTACTGGTGGTTCATGTTGCATATTAACATCTGTGTCCATATGCCAATCATAAAATCCACCTTCAGGATATTCTGTAAATTGAGCTTGTTCTGTTATTTGTATGTCTTCAAATCCAAAATGATTTCTATTTGCTTTTTGAATAAATTCATTTATTTGATCATACATAGGTTGCATTTCTTTAAAAGGAATCCAAGAAATAGTAGTTGTTCTTTTTTTAGTATCAACGCCTCCGCCTGGTTTTCCCATACCAACTTGTGCTTTTTGTGGTTTTTGTCTTCTACCAGTATCAATAATCATTTGACATTGTTTTGGTGTAAACAAAAAATTTTTTGTTTCAACTATCCAACTTTTCCATTTAGGTTCTGTAATTATCACGTTGCACTCCTATTTTTAATTGGGTCATAGTTTACATCCATGTTACATGATAGAGTTCTTCTTATCTCATTTGTACTATTAAAAGGATATACACAATGCCTCATGTCATATGGAAATACATAAAAATTTCTTTCCTTCATTATAGGTCCATAATCAACATTTGCGAATTGACCAGTTGAATTTCCTAGTATTTGTAATTGTCCATTCATAGGTTTTTCTGCTGCTGAATATTCAATACCTGTATTCTTTGGTAGTTTTAAAACCATAACAGAAGATAGACCAGTAAATAAAGATCCTTGGTGAATATGTACTGGGTTGTATTCATTAGCCTTCATTTCATTTATCCATATAGAGTTCATATGCATTTCATATTCCTTAATTTTATTCCAATCCAAATAATGTTTCATAACCTTATAAAACCAATGTCTAACATCATCCGGTAAAAAATTATGTGGGTGCATTTTATTATTTGGTGGTCCATTAAAAAATAATGAATGTTCGTTTTGAATTTTACCAACTAACTGTGGGTTAGCTTTAGGTAATTCATTTCTTTTTGTTTCATAAACATGATTTAAAATATTGTACACATCTAAAGGAACCTCGTATTTTAATACTGATTGACCTAAAAATACAAAGTTAAAATTTAATGTGTCCATATTTTTCTTTTATTCTTTGTGGTATTTTTTCTATGTAAGGATTATATTCTTTCTTAATTTCTGTTTTTATTTTATGCATATTGTTTCCAACTATGGTATCATCATAAGGTATACCATTGATATTTATTTGTTGCAAGTTTTCAAAATAATGTGGGTAATAAGGTATGTTAAAAAAATTATAAAGTTTAGTTATTTCTTCTTGAGGGTTTTGTACTAAATCATCATACTTCATAAAGTGGCATATCTCTGGATAGTTAAAAGCATTCTTTATAGCTTCTAAATCCTTAGCAACAGCACCTTTTGTATTCATAATCATACCTAATTTTTCATCGTCATTTTTACAACCATATCTATTAGGAAAAGCATCAGGGTTTTCTGTATACCATTTCATATAACTAGCTAGTACTTCCATTAAATCTCTAAGTATTACTACACATTTAAAAGGTTTTTTAAAATGTTTTTTTATTAATTGAAAATTACCTTCAGTCATAACAGGACCACGATCTATAATGTATTTTTGTGGCCAGTCCTTATAGTAATTTACATAAACAGAATCTAATACATTGTCTAAAGATTGATGATCTGGGTAGTTTTGAAACACATCTGTGTTTTTAAGTAAAAATAAATCTTTTATTATCTCTAATGTAATAGAGTTAGCAGTGCATGCTATATTAGGATTTTGATTCATAATAGATGTAAACAAGGTGTTTCCTGACCTTGGCATTGCAACTAAAAAGAAAAGTTTTTTAATCCTGTTGTCCGATTGAGTTCTTTTCGAATTCCAGTTTTGCATTTTCTTTCTTTTTGTTCTCTATTAATATATCTTTTTTAATTCTTTCAATAGACTGCAATTGTCCTAGTACGTTAAATACTTCTGGTTGACTTGACCCTGATGTTAAAGTTTCTGCTTTATTCTTCATAGTTAAGTGATAAGAGTTTAATTGGTGAGTATTAACATTTTTAGTATCAAACGAACCATCGTCAAATTTCTTTTTAAATTTAGACCATAATTTTATTTCTCTCATTCTATCTCTTGCAACTAATTGCATAGATGCTTTACTATATGTTTTTTCATCTATATCAATTTGTAATAATTCTCTTTTTAATGGGTCTTCTTCTTTATCTAATTTTTCTTGTAGTCTTTTTATTTTAACTTCTGCTCTTCTATAATCAAAAGATAGAGTCATTAAGTTTTCTAAGAATACATTTTGTTCTCTAACGCACTGCCAATACTTAGCAGCTTTAGTTGGATACTTTGCATCATTTAATACAGAAAACTGCATTTCAGTTTCTGTTCTAAACATTTGTTTTTTAGTCCAAGTATCTCTTAGCTCTTCTGTTAAACCTTTAAATATTTTAACCTCTTCTGGGTCTAATAAATTATTAAGATTAGGTGCTTCTTTTTCTATAAGTTCTTTTATGTTTCTTTTATCTGTCATATTGATCCTTTCATTGCCTGTAATATAACTATTAATTAATCAAAGTCAATTGTTTTAGCTGTGCCTAATGCTGATGATCCTGCTGCAAATTCTTCTGTTGTATTTATTGCACCTGGAGTAAGTCCTCCAAAAGCTAAACCTGAAGATCCCGTTCCTGCTCCACCTGCTTTATTTCTAGCTGCAGCTAAATTAGGGGCAGTAACACATACTGTTCCATTCCATTGTTCAGTACTTACTATTGTTGAGGAATCTCCAAAAATAATTGAATCTGATGATGGTGCATTTTGAGATGATGCTGAAAATTCTTCACAAACTTGCATTTTAGCTGGACTTGTAGTCCAAGAACTACCATTATATTCTTCAATATTTTTATCATCATCTGATGGAATAGCACCTCTTCCAAACATAACACCCGCTGTTTGAGTGCCTGCACCACCCATAGCTTGTGAATGTGTATTCATATCTCCACCAGCAGTCCAACTCGACCCATCGTATTCTTCTGTATCATTTGTATATGGTGGAGTATTGTCAGGAGGAACACCTCCTGCTGCTAACGCTGCAGTTTGCGTTCCTGCACTACCTGTATTATATTTTGCTTCACTCAAATTTCCACCGCTTGTCCAAGAACTTCCATCATATTCAAAAGTTGTATTTACAGCTCCTCCAGGATTGGTTCCTCCCCAATGTAAACCTGCAGGTTCTGTACCAGCTCCGCCTCCATAAGCATAAGCACCTGGTAATGCAGTTGCATTTGACCAAGCAGATCCATTATATTCTTCTACATTAGAAACTCTTGCTGTCCCATTATAACCACCTGCAGCAACAGCTGAAGTTTGTACACCAAAACCTGCAATATATCCTCTTGCTGTATTCATATTACCACCACTAGACCATGCACCAGCAGTTATTGTATTAATAGATAAATTAAATTCTTCTGTTGCTGATAACCTACCAGAAGTATAACCCCCTGATCCTAAAGCTGATGATTTTGTTCCTGTACCTGCTAAAGCATATCTTGCAGTACCCATATTTGCTACTTCAGTCCAACTAGATCCATCCCATAATTCTGTATTTACTGTTCCATTAGGAGCAAATCCTCCAAACGCTACTGCGGAAGAATCAGTTTCTCCAGCTCCTCCTAATCTACTTCTTGTATCATTAAGAGTAGCAGTTTGTGCTGTCCATGCTGTTCCATTGTAAGTTGCAGTTGCCCCTGTAACAGGACCTGAAGGTCCTCCACCAAAAGAAACTGCAGATGTTAATATTCCTGTCATTCTATGATATTGAATAGCAGCAGGTAAGTCTCCTGATGG